CCATCCAGCCGATAAGGAAATTTCTGATTCGGTCGTACATATCTGAAGTATACTCAGGTGTGTCCATTCTCTGAAACCGATGCATCCATTGTAGAAAGGGTAGGCATAAGACCCTGCCTCCGTGTTTTCTAAATTTTTCTTGTATATACCATTCTTCTCCGCCAAAGCCTCTGAAGGCAGGGTTAAAACCTACCCAGTTTTCGGTTACACAAGAGAATAAGCCACATCCGTTCATCGGGATCTCGAAGGGGTCGCCTTTCGCCATGAGTTCATTAGCACACCCCCAATTACCGAAGAATTGATCGTTCCATTCAGGCTCTAAATGAGTAAAGTGATCGACTAAATTGTCGTGAATTAGTGGACCTTGTATAAGGTCTTTAGTTTTAGGGAACGCCTCATAATAACTAATCAGTTTCTCTAGGGCACCTGGAACTAAAAAGACGTGACAATCTAAACATAGAACAAAGTCAGTTTGCGCTTCTTCAAATACTCGTCCTTTAACAAAAGCACTCTGATATTCCGTAAAGGGAATATAGCGTCCATTAGGGACATTGCCTTGAGTAAATAACCCTGAATCTGTGTCGTAGCCTTCAAAAAACCGTCTTACTTCTTTGCCATGATCGCTGTCGGGGTTATTGTCTATAACGATAATTTCTACTTGGTCCATCACTTCAGAATGATACATACGTAATGCTTGAACCGTCCAAAACACACCTTGGTAGTCATCGTAGGTAGCCATACCTACGGTCAATTTTTTCTTCATCTAATAATACACCATGTGTTTATGACGATAACCATCAAAAGAATCTTCGTAATCAGAAGCCAGTTGAACAAACCCTCCCTGCCGAAAACGTAAAACAGCCTGGGACATAGAATCGACCAAGTCATCGTGGTCACCGTTGGGGAAAGATGCACATTCTTCAACAACTTCAGTTGCCCAATGTGTGTCGGGTTTCCATATTATTCCCGACTCAAATAGTGGTGTACATGCATTCACCCGAGCTACTTTATCTGCACCTTTGCTGGGAGTAAAGTTTTGAACGGGGATTCCTATCCGCCTTAGTTCTTGGGTAAGTGGAGTACCGCTTCCTTTTGCTTCTATGATTACAGTATCGGGTTCCCAATGCTCGTAGAGTTCTAATGCCTTACGCTTGAGCTCTGGAAATTCTAAACGGGACTTAACTGAATCTAATAATATTAAATGGGCTGCTTCTCCTGGATAAAAGTCTTCTCCTATCCTGCCGTGTGGGTAAAATACTCCCCATGTTGTGATGGCTGAATAGTCAGCAGTTTCTGACTTTAAAAACGCTGTGTCGTAACTTTGTATAATATATTCGCACTCGGGTGGTTTCTTTTCTGGCCATTCTTGCCACCACTCTCTTTTAATTAATGCCCCTTCTTCTGAGGTGGGGGATTGCATGTATTGTGCAAACCATTTTGGTCCATTGCCCAACGCAGCTTTAATGCCTTCTAGTTCTTCAATCTTCCAGTATTCTGGCCACACGGCATCGCCACTCGGCAAAATAGCGGGGAGCTCTATAACTTCCCACTGATCGTTTTGGGCGCTACGAGCCATGTCTTTAATTAATCGTCCTGTTAGGTCTTTAACTGACCATCGCGTCATAACAATAACAATAGCCCCTCCAGGTTGGAGCCTTTGCCGTGGTCCAGAAGTATACCACTCGTAAGCATCGTCTAGGGCTACTTTTGACATGGCGTCTTGCTCTGAATGAGGATCATCAATAATAAATAGGTCAGCACCCCGTCCCGCGATCGCGCCTCCTGTACCTACCGCGTAATATTCTCCGCGGATAGTGGGTTGATTTTCTGCCATGGTTTCCCATTTTCCTGCTGCTTTTGAGTCTGGGTTTAATACGGTGTCGGGAAAAATACGTTTATAGATGTCAGATTGTATTAAATCCCTGACCTTACGACCAAATCGCACTGCAAGGTCGGATGTATGTGTTGCTTGAATGATTTTAAGCGCAGGGTTACGCCCAATCAAATAAGCGGGCAGTAAAAAACTCGCGAACTCACTTTTCGTGTGTCTTGGGGGCATATTGATAATGAGCCGTTTTAAACTGCCATCGGCTATACGGTTAAAGGCTTCTGCTACTATTTTATGATGATGACCTTGAATGAAACTTGGCCATTGGCTTTTGACAAAAGTTAAAAATTCTTGTTGTGCTTGTTCAACTTCGTTTAGTTCTTTAAACCGTTCGGTAAGTTCGTAGTATTCCTTTAGCGTTTCTTCGGGAAGGTTTTTGAGATCGAGTTTCATTTAGCTGATAGTTTCTCTATACCGTTCTTGTTAGGCATGTACAGGGTTGAATTTTCCGCAGTAGAAGAAAAGAAGTCGTCTCCCTGCCTTAGTTGAAAATCGTCCATGAGGATAGGTTTTCCTTTTGGATGAAATGTTTCTCGAATAATAGGAATGCCATCAAAGTCAAAAACTTCATGTAGTACAAAACGGTCGGGATCGTCTATAAGGTCTATTTTCACTTCTTTTTCGAATTTAATTTTATTTACCCATTCCGCATTCCCTACAGTATTTGGAGGCTTGGATATACTAGGATTTACTGAGTCTAGTGCATCGTTCCAGAGAGTAAGTGGGTTATCAGATCCCATAGTAGCATAAGGGTTATTGCTCGTTGGATCAGCCTTAGTCCACTGATCCTTAACCTTTTGACCTTTCTCCAATATTTTTTCTCCGTCAGCAAACACATCCCTGTTCATTATAGGTGGTTTTCGTCGTGGTTTATAAGACTGTCCAGGAAGCAAGCCACCAATTCCTTCTTCTCCCACCCTTATCTGAAAATCGTCCATAGCAAAGAAGTCTTTGTCAGTTAGTCCATATTTCTTAAAAGTTTGTAATATATTCGGACCGTATTCACTGGTCTTCCAAGCCCTAAATGGTCCACCAGACATCTTGTTCATGGCTGCAGGAATCCTAGACATAAAGGTTTGTGCTGCTACAGGGGATACTGCTGCTACTTTTGCTACAGTGGGACCTACTTTTGAAAGTGTTCTTATGCCTCCAGGGGTTGCAGCTAGGACTCCACCTGCTGCTGCGCCTTTTAGTATTTTTCTTCGAGTTTCGTCCGTTTCTCCTTGTTTTAGGGTTTGTATACCTTTAGTTTTAGAGGGTATTTTAGAGGCAAGCGGACGAGTAGCCATTCCTCCGCCTAAAGCGCTCAAAGGTAGCCCCGCTGCCATCATCCAATATCTCCAATCTTTGGGCTGGTCTTCTGGCCATTCCTTCATTCCCCGAGCAATATCTGTTCCCGCTAACGCGCTCTCCCCCAACATGCCGAGATAAGGTAGAGTGGCTTGCCCTAGAGTTTTTGTAAAAGCGCCTGCGCCTGTTGCTGCTAGCCCCACGTCCAGTTTCCCCAACATATGGGGTATTGCATAGGGACCACTAATCGGGTCCATTCCTATTTCTGTGCGGAGCTCATTCATTCTCTGGAATTCCTCCACGCTTTTACCTAATACCCCTTGAATCTCAGACGGTTCCCAACCTCTTTCCTCTAGGGTTGTGCGTAGTCGTTCCCGTATTTCCCACCATTTGGGTTCTTCTTTTGGTGGCGACGGGTGGTATTCTCTGTTTATAAGTGCCATTATATAATCTCAATGTGGTCTTTTTCTTCTATCACCCCTTGGTAAAATCGCGACTCTTTTGCTTTGATCATTTCCCACTTATCGTGTAAAAGCTGGTGAGTTTGTAGTTTAATGTTAGGAAAGGCGTTTCTTAGCTCTGTTTTCCAATCTTCTAGGTTATCTTTGTACTGTACTATCAATAAATCGGTATCGCTCTGGGGGGTGGCAGTACCTTTAGCAAAGCTCCCAATAAGCCAAATAAGGTGTATTTTACCCTTTATTCGCCCCTTATCTGCCTTAATTTTAGTAATTAGGGGCTTGAGAGCGGGTTTTTGCCTATAAACTTCGTTTAGACGGCTAGCCATCGTATTCTTCGGTATTTAGGTCAATTATCTCGCCTTTGGGTAATACTCCGCCTGATTCGTAGTAAAGTTCGTCCATTCTGACGAGAATTTCTTCTTTAGTCATCATTTCGACCTTATTGATGGTTAATTCGGATTTATGGACGTATAGCCCCGCTGCTTTGCCTCTTGCCACCTCTGCTGCTACCGCTGCCGACCACATTCCTGCCCCCATCGCTCCATTCCGAATATCTTTGAGGTCATTGAGGTGTGTTCCTAGATTTAAGGACACTAAATTGGCTGCACGGTCTTGTAGTGTCTGAATACGGTTCTTTATTTTAGGATTTTGATCGCTAGCTAGCGCTGTACCCGCTTTTTGAGCATTTTTAGCCGAATATCCCGCTTCGATGGCTGCTTGCGTCTTTGATAAGCCTTTTGCCACGTTTTGAGCGAATTTTTCTTGGCGAGGAGTGAGTTTATTGTTATTTTTCTTCGTCATCTTCGTCCATTTCCTTATAGTAGCCCACAATATGTAGTATTTGCTCTATATATCGGGTAATTTCGCCCATT